ATCAAAATACATGATGATTTATTTGGTAGTCTCGTCTTTTTTTCGTACCTTTGAAATATGAATAAAGACGAGATTATTGCATTGTTGCTGCCGCCAAGAACACCGATAAGCAAGTACCGGGAATTACTGCCGGACAAATGGAAACAATCGAGTAGGAGATAAACACCTATGATTAGTGTTTACCTCCTACTCGATTGTTAATTTTGGTCGTTTGCGTTTTAATCTTCAACCGCAGCCTGTGCCGCTGAAATAGTTCGTTGATTATCGGGCGGTTACATTGTGGGTGTAAACTTTTGATAATTCGTATCTATTTTTAACTAATCTTTAGAGTTTTGAATGCTGATTTTATCAATCAAAATATTTATCTTTGCGGACATGAAGAAAACAATCCCATACATCCGCACTATTCCGTTAGGAGTTTTATCTTGTCGAGCTTCCGACTCACCTCCACCAGCTTGTCATAGACTTCTCTATGCTCCCAGTTGATGAAGTATTCAGCCCAGTCTCGATAAGTGAAGCAGATGCCTGTGTCTGGATCCTCGTAGTCCATGCTGTCCCAGTAGTCAGATAACAGGCTGTTTACATCGTAGGGGTCTTCTCCAATAGCATCCACGACAATCTCGCCATACTCACCTATAAGTGCATCCATCCAGTCTTGGCACTCGCAACCTTCATTGTCACGAAGAACCTCGAAAGCAGCTCTTTTCAACTTGTCCATTTCTGGAGTTTTCTCATTGTATGGAAATTCACCGTTCATGTTTATCGTTTTTATTCTTTAACCACAATTTTTCAGTAGCCCAACCAATCACAAAGAACAAACAAGAGCTTGTTGTTAGAACCCATTGAGGAACGAGAAGGTCAATCGTTATAGCAACAGACAAGAACACCAACGAAATGATTAGACCAAACACACTACAAACTTGAATAGTATTCTCCATCGGATTTTCCGCTTCAGTCTTAATCTGCAACATTACTGCTAACGCTCCTCCGCCAAACACACATATTGGAACAAAGCCTATAAGCGCATTTTGCATCAGTCTTATGATGCCTTCTGAATAATCATATCCTACAGGACTATCTATTGTCAAAGCTAAGATATACGGAACTGTAAATGATAGCATCCAAAATGCTGTTCTTCTGTCTAACATTTGTTCATCAGTATTTGAATAGTTCGTTCTTTTTCCGTTATAGTCCTTTCTTTCTCTTTAATAATCTCCTCCAGTCCTGCTATGCGTTCCTGGAGTACGGCACAATCTCCTTGTGTTATCGTACTCTGAATTGCAGCAACGCTATTATTACCATTTACAACAGCCTTCTGCTCGTCTATTGGGTAGAAGAAGGACATATTGACACCTATTGCCTCACAAACTTTTTCTAAAAAGCCTGTTTTGATGTCAGCAGCATTGAGCGTTTGCGACATAGCTTGCGTTGACATCTGTAATTTCTTTGCCAAGTCAGCTTGTGTAACTTTGGCGTTGTAGAGTTTTTCTTTAAGTTCCTTACCAGTCATATCAATACTTTTATTGGTACAGTAAATGTTAAACTTTGATAAAACCACAACTTTATCAAATAGAACTATTGGTTATATCAATATTTCTATTTATCTTTGCAATCGAAAGTTATATACTTACGACGTAAGTCGTTTGTTTTCAAGTCACAAATATAAATATTTTAACTGATAACAACAAGAAAAATGAGTGATTTAACATTCAAGATTGTACGAGAGACCAAGGTCAACACTCCCGAGAGTCTCAAAACCATACCAGTCGGTTCGTCCGTTAGGATAGCTTGTAAGGACTTTGTTTCGATGAACACTGTACAAGCAGCCATCTGCCGACTGAACCAGCAAGCAGGATATGTCGAGTACAAGGTTACCTCACCCGACAACGGTGCTACACTTGACATATACCACTATGCAAACTAAAACTCCCTGCCTCGGTTGCCCAGATTCACGCAACCAACTGAATGGGGTCTATTGCAAGATACTAAAGAGATACGTTGAGCATTGTCGCATTAAGCCATGCCAACAAAATAATGAACTTAAAACATAGATTTATGAAAGAACTTATCACAATCCTCTACGGACAGGAGATAGAGGAATTCAAGGGTTTCACTTTGAAACAGAAGCTGGCTTACATCTACTTCGTTGTAAGTTTCGCACTATTCCTGCTCTGCGCTTGCTGCAACAGCATCGTTGCAATACTCGTTGCGCTCGTGAATATGCTTATTGCCTTTGCCGTCGCATTTGAGCACATACCAAACTTTAACAAGGAGGAAGAGTAATGGAGAAGACAACCATCAAGCAATTAAAGCGTGACCAGTTCTTCACTCTCAATCCAGTTGAGGAGCCGAAGGAGAGCCAAGTATGGGTGCGTGGCGACTATGACAGAAGCACAAAGAAGTACGAGTGCAGCAAGTTTGAAGACATCTGTCACTTCCGAGAGTTCAAAGGTGACAAGGTGGTATATACCGACTTCATATTTTAGTCCATGATGCAGATACAATTTCCCGACCGCATGGTTTCCTACGATACCTTTATGGCAGACCTATCCAATCGCATAGCCGAAAGGATAGTAGCCATAAAGCAGGAGCCAGAGGTTATCTCTCAACGAATGGCGTACCGACAATACGGACGTGCCAATGTGCAGCGTTGGGTACGCCAAAACAAAGTTCATCCTTGCAAGCGTGTTGGCATGATGGAATACACCACTGCAGAGCTGCGCAAGGCACAATCTAACCAACAAGACTATTTCAAATGATGTACAAGCTTACAGTTAAGAAAACGCACCGCATCATATGCGAATGTAGAAACGTCAGCGACATCTTCATCGAGATAGAAGAACGCTTTAACGACGAAGGTTACGCACTGGAGTTACAGGCATGGTGTGAAAATGCCAAAGACGGAGACATGTACGACGATGAACATGTAACCATTGAAGTGATATGCGAGTAGGACTATTGGATGCAGACCTATCTTGGGGCAATCATGTAAATGGAAGACGTTACGGCAAGACAAAAGCAGACATTTTCCCCAACCTTGTGCTAATGAAGCTATCTGCTTATCATAAGCAACGTGGCGATGATGTGTCGCTCTATATGAGTTTCGAGCAATACGATAGAGTGTATATCTCTAAAGTGTTCTCCACAACTCCAATAGACAGACAAGTGATATTCGCTAATGAGATTTACTTCGGTGGCTCTGGGTTCTGCATTGAATTAGTTGACGGCAAAGAGGTGTATCGGCACCCTGAATACAATCCGTTTACTGGACACTTGATGTATCACACAGAAGCAGGGATAAGGACAGACCCTACAAGGAGTGGGCAGAAATACATCTACACAGAGAACCTGCCTTACGAGATTGAGCACATAATGCCCGACTACTCGTTTTATCCCACCATCAAAGACACCGCTTATGGGTTCCTATCAAGGGGTTGTCCTCGTGGTTGCCACTTCTGCCACGTTGAAGCTAAGGAAGGGCGACGCTCGTATAAGGTCGCAGATCTTAGCGAATGGTGGAACGGGCAAAAGAACATAGTTCTGTGCGACCCGAATATACTTGCCTGCCGAAGTTGGAAAAGCCTACTGCAGCAGTTGGCGGACAGCAAGGCAAAGGTAGACATCAACCAGGGCATGGACGCAAGACTGCTCACTCCCGAGAAGGTGGAAATGCTGAACAACATACGACTCAGCACAATTCACTTTGCTTGGGACGACTACAGACAGAAAGACAAGGTTCTCAAAGGTCTGCAGTGTTTTGCAGAGCATTTCAAGCGCAAGATCGACAAAGGACACTGGGCGCAAGTATTTGTTCTCACGAACTACGATACGACTCCAGAGCAAGATCTTGAACGCATATACACGCTTCGGGACATGGGCTTTGAGCCTTATGTCATGGTGTACGACAAAACTCATGCAGCTCCATTCTATAAGTCGCTGCAACGTTGGGTCAATATGCGTGCTATCTTCCACAAGATAAAGACCTTTGAAGAATATGACAAAAGTAAAGCTAAAGAATAAATACAATTCAATTATGATTGACAGAAATAATATTATAGAAGCGGCAGAACAAGCGTTTGCTAATGTTCGCAAGTCTAAAAATAGTGCTTGTATGAAAGTTGGTTTCCTACGTGGTGTTGATTGGTTCAAGCACGCCATTTGGCACGGGACAGATGAGCGACCAGAAGAAGGAGAACAAATCCTATACTTAGTGACTGAGGAAGACGAAATTGTAGATGCGAAAGTGACCATTGCAGCTTTATATAACATCATGCCATGGGATGAGGTTGTAAGGTGCTTCGAGATCTCCGTATGGTGTTACATCGACGATTTATTGCCTAAATACCTACAGAAATGATAGATGAACAAGTAACAGCAGTAATGGAGTGTGAAGACCTCGACAATGCTTGCACTCTCTGCTACAATAAAGAGACAGACTCTCCTAAAAAGGAAGCAGCCTTGAAGATGAAAGGTCAGTTTGGTTACGACGAGATTATAAAGTTATTTGGAAGAGCGTTCTATTCAGAAGTCAAATTCGGATTTGATTTCTTATTGACAAACAAGTTGAAGATAACAATAACAATCGAAAAAGCAGAATAACTATGAGAAAGTTTCTAATAAACCTCCTCGGAGGTTACACCGAGAAGGAGTACATCGAGGCTAACCGCCACTCCTACAGCGAGGGAGCATCGGAAGCGTTGCTCACGTTGAAGCTAAAGGCTGACATTCTCTACGGCATCCCTGCCGATGAATGGAGCAAGCAGATATACGAAGGCATTGTTGAACTCAAAAAACAATACGACGATGAATCTGACGAAAATCAAAAATGAGTGCTATGAAGCAATGGTCGAAGCCATCAAGTCTGAAATTGGCAGCAGCGGTATTGACTATGCCACTTATGCCTGCGCTACGGTAGACACCAATGACGGATATATAGAGTTGGAAATCGACCATCATAACGACATTTCGGTTGTAATCGTCCATGACAATGGTAATGAGCACGACTGCCCTCTGCTATGTAAAGCTATTGAGGAAGCCCTTCCCGACTGGGATGTAATAGAAGAAGAATGGCAGGAGGAAAACCCAGAAGAAGACGAGTATGAGGCTAACGGCTTCAGAGACGAAGCCGACTATCTCAACTGGAAGTACGGATAGGCGATTTTCATTCTACATACAATCTTTTTGTTTTAAGTTTAGTAGGTGGCTGCTCCGTCGGGAGACGAATGGTAGTCACAACATGGAAGGATAGTTCAACGGTAGAACAGCACTTATAGTTGCCATTTGCCATAATGAATAGCAGACACAGGTTCGACTCCTGCCCTTCCACAAGTAAGTTTAACACTTTAATCACTGTAATATGAGTAATATCGCATTAACGGTTGATACTATCAACCAACTAAAGCCACTCGAAGTGGTAGAGAACGAGACTGTAAAAGCACGTTTCATTCAGATCTACGACACTCTTTGGGGTGCAGGTACTGGTGAAGCTGCCTACGAACGTGAGAGTTTCTATTTCAACAACAAGCTCCGTGACGATGAGAAGTTGCAGAAGGCTACAAGTTTCTCTGTCTTCACTTCATTCATCGACCTTGCCGTGTGTGGTCTTTCTTTGGAGCCTGGCACCCGTGCCCTCTGCTACCTGCAAGGACGCAACGCCTGCATCGGTTCTGACGCAAGCGGCAAGAAAATCTACGAAGGTCGCCTTACTCTTACCATCAGCGGATATGGCGAGTTGGTTTTGCGCACAAGAGCAGGTCAGATAAGACATGCCGATAACCCTGTCTTGGTGTACGAGGAGGATGAGTTTGCATTTGGCGACAAGGGAGGACAGAAGATTGTCGAATACATGTGCCACTTCCCACACAAGTCTAACCACATCGTTGCTGCCTTCCTACGCATTACTCGTGCCGACGGCTCTATTGACTACAAGGTCATGCTTGAAGAGGACTGGATGCGACTCATGGACTACTCGAGCAAGAACAATCGTCGTTGGGATGCTAACACTCGTAAGTGGATAGAGAAGCCCAACGAACTCTATCAGTCTAATCATGGCGGCATCGACACTGGATTCCTCGCTGCAAAGCTCATAAAGCACGCCTTCAGCACTTATCCGAAGATACGCATCGGCAAGGGCACAGAGCTTGAAAGCCAGCAGGACGACAACAAACAGCAGGAGATTGACGACTTCTACGGTGTTGCTCCTGCAATGCCAGTAGACAATAATCCTGCTTTCGGAAATGCCGTCGACACTTCCGAGGGTATAACCATAGACCCTGCAAAGGCAGATGTACCAGAGCAGGGTGCCACCGATGATGATGGAGCGTTCTAACAATTTCTTTTTTCAATCATAATCGCAAGCGTCGCCTGTGCCTTGTGGCACGGGTGGCGCAACTTAAAACAAATTTCACATGAGTACTGAAGTAGCAATCATCAAGCGAGAGAATGTAGAACTTATTGCTTCTACAGCTCCACAAGCATATAGCGAGAACCAAGTGTCACGTCAGCGTTGCCTTGCAGCAGGTAACACTCTCCTTGCAACCATTCAGCAGCAGGGTATGAATGACGAACTCGACCAGCAGGCTGCATCATTCATCGAGAAGGCACGCAAGACTGTCAAGAAGATGTACGACAAGCGTAGCCCACTCACAAAGATGTTCGACGAGATACGCACCAACTTCACATCTATGGAGTCGGATGTAGACCCAACGAAGAAAGACTCCGTGCCTTACCAGCTCCAGCAGCTACGCAACGAGTTTGCAGTACAGAAGCGTAGACAAGAGGAAGATCGTCGTCGTACTGCCATGATAGAGCAGCAGAAGCAGGCATCTATTGCAAAGTATCGCACCGACCTCGAAGAAGACTACCGCAGAGTGTTCAATGGTGTTCTGAACGGTTCTCTTAACAAGCTCATGGGCATCAATGCAGGCATAACCCTTGACAACATTCAACAGAGCAAGGAGACAATAACCAACTTCACCACCACTCTTGACGAGACTCCTTTCTCACGTTCAATGGTACTTCTGCCTACAAATGTCAGCAGCGAAGAACTTGCAAACATTCGTGCGTCTGTCCTCAACAGACTAATAGCCAACTTCCGTGAACTGTATTCTTCTCAAATCACTAAGGCAAAGCAGGAGTACATCACAATGCTGCCGTCTAAGGAAGCAGAGCTGAAGCGTGCAGCACAAGCAGCCAGCGATGAAGAAGCCGAGCGTATCAAGCGTGAAATCAAGGAACGTGAGGAGGCTGAAGCTGCAAAGAAGGAGCAGGAACGCATTGAACGTGAGAAGAAGGAAGCTGCCGAACTCGAAATGAAGAAGCAACAGTCTGAAATGGGTGCTCTCTTCAACACGGCTTCTGTTAGCGTGCCGACCTATCAGCCGAAGACTGCCGTCAAGAAGAAGCTCGTATTGCTCAATCCCGAGGGCATCATGCCTGTACTCTCAATGTGGTGGACTGAGGAAGGCTGCAAGATGACGGTCGAAGAACTTACAAAGATGTTCAAGAAGCAGATAACCTACTGCGAGAAGCGTGCCAACGACAAGCAGAACTCCGTCACCATTGCCGACGAGTCTGTATCATACGAAGAAGAAGTTAAAGCTAAGTAACTATGGCTAATCACAATCCAGATGAATACTACAATCGCCCCGAGGTCTCCAACTCTGACCTAACAGAGTTGAAGCAGCTCTTGCACCCTCGTATGCAGTTTGGCGATAAGGAGGCGGCTTTCCGCTTTGGGTCACTGGTGGATGCTATCATCACCGAACCGTCAAGGGTAAACTATTATCAGCTAACTGTTGATGATGTTCAGTACACCGAAGACGAGTTCTACCATGCCAAGCAGATGCACCAGGCACTACTGACGGAAGCAAAGCACGATCCCTTTCTTGCAAAGGTGCTCGAACTCTCCGACACTCAACGCTTCATGGTGAACAAGCAACAGCGGTTCGAGTATGGTAGCTTTCCTTTCTGCCTTGACACTCGCTGCAAGTGGGACTGGTGGTTGCCGATGGCTGGCTTCGGTGGCGATTTGAAGACAACCTTCGCATCATCACAAAAGCAGTTCGAGGAGGCTGTCGATTTCTTCGACTGGGATAGAAGCCGTGCATGGTACATGGACATCGCACACTCTGACCGTGATTTCATCTACGCTATCAGCAAGAAGAACGGACTTGTCTTCAAGAAGTACATTGAACGTGGCGACGCTAACTATAATCGTGGACGTGAGAAGTACGAAGAACTAGCGTTCCATTACTGGTGTCTAAATCTCTAACGAATATGGATATATACTGCCGTGTCACTGACATAGGACTCATACCAATGTATGACAGCGACCTTGACGAGAAGCACCGACTTCGCATTGGAGACAACGTGCTTTGCACTATCAAGCGTCCTCGCAACTACGAGTTTCACAAAAAGTATTTCGCTCTGCTTAGACTCACCGTTGCCAACCTTCCGCACCTCATTCAACAGCAAATGCAGATATTCACAGAAGAAGACCTGCTCGATTGTCTGAAGATTGACCTCGGACTATTCACCACACGCTGGCATGGTGGAAGACAGATTGTAAAGACTGGCTCCATCAGCTTTGCCAAAATGGACAATACAGAGTTTGAGAAGTTCTTTTCTCGCTCGGTTGATGCCATTCTGCGTATCTATCTCCGTGGCACGGACAGGCAGGCTCTTATCGAAGAAGTTGAAAACTACAAGTAACATGATATACTCACTCAATGGAAGTCTTAGATACATTCCAGACAGTAAAAACAGAATAAACAATGGCAAGTACAGAATTAAACCACCATCTTCGCATTCAGCCGTACCCTTACCAAGTGGAAGGAATAAAGTACGGTCTCGAAAAAAGAAGACTGTTCATCGGGGATGAACCAGGACTTGGAAAGACGCTCCAGTCTATCGGCATCGTCGATACTGCCAACGCTTACCCTTGCCTTGTCATTTGTCCTTCATCGCTCAAAATCAACTGGCAAAGGGAATTTGAGAAGTTCACGGACAAGAAAGCTCTCGTCCTCGACAACTCCACACGCACCACATGGTCGTATCTCCTGCAAATGGGTATGCACCACGTCGCAATCGTCAATTACGAGTCGCTGCGCAAATATTTCGTATGGGACATCAAAGGTGGCAAGAACTTCCGACTGAAAGATGTGGTATTCTGCCCACAGATTAAGCAGTTCCGTTCTGTTATCATCGACGAGTCGCACCGTGTAAAAGACCCATCGGCACAACAGACTATCTTCACTAAAGGCATCTGCACTGGCAAAGACTGGGTGATAATGCTCTCGGGCACGCCAGTTGTAAACCGACCAGAAGACCTTGTTGCACAACTCTCCATAATGGGACGGCTAAACGAGTTTGGCGGCAAAAGTCAGTTTCTCGCTGAGTATGGCGAAGGCGAAAACCTCTCAACCCTTAGCCAACGTCTCTACTCCAAGTGCATGATCCGAAGAGAAAAGGCAAAGGTGCTTACACAACTTCCCCCTAAAACACGCTGCGACCTCTATGTTGACATCAGCAATCGGGAGGAGTACGACCTTGCTGCCAACGATCTTGCAGAGTATCTGCGCACATACAAGGAGTGTACCGACCATGAGATACGTCGCAAGATGCGCATGGAGGCTCTTGTTAGGTTCATGACGCTGCGTTCTCTATCCGCAAAGGGTAAGGTCAAGCAGACTATCGACTTCGTGCGTGTCTTCCTCGACTCGGGCAAACCGCTTATTCTCTTCTGCTCCTTGCATAAGATTGTGGACGAACTTAAAAAGGCGTTTCCAAAAGCGGTTACGGTTACGGGGCGTGACTCTGCTGTTAGCAAACAAGCTGCCGTAGATAGTTTCCAAAGCGGACACAGCAACCTCATCATCTGTTCCATCAAGGCTGCTGGTGTTGGTCTCACACTCACGGCATCATCAAATGTTGCTTTCGTGGAGCTTGCTTGGACGTATGCCGATTGCTGCCAGTGTGAAGACCGCGCCCACCGCATCGGGCAGAAGGACAACGTAACGTGTTATTATTTGTTGGGACGTGGCACCATCGACCACGCACTCTACAAAATCATCCACAAGAAGAAGTCTATCGCTAATGAGATTATGGCTTCATCGGATGATATACCAGAAGACGAACAATATTTTAACGAGTTAATAAACGAATTTTTACAACCAAATTTATTTCAAAAGTAATATGCTCCATCCTATCCCCCCCCCCCTGAAGGCTCATACGTCGATTCCAACGGCAAACGCTGGATAACACTCGACATTGACATCATGGTCAATCATGGCGAACGCTTCTTCTGTACATTCCGCTACACGGCACCAGTAACTTTCGACTACGAAATTGGCTGGCTCACCATGCTTGACAATCTGCAAGACGCACTATATAAGCGGTACACGTCGCTTCAACATAGAGACGATGTGCGCATAATTTTAGGCGACGCAAAAGTAGTAAAACATACAAATAACAAATTTAACTCTATTCAAAATGACAAAGTTAGAAATTGCAAGAGAGTTGGCAGAGCGCAAAGACATGCCACTCGCTGACGCTATCAAATCGGTTGATGGTGTCATTGACATCATGAAGGATGCGTTCAAGAACGGACGCAATGTGTATATCCGTGGCTTGGGTTCCTTCGTTATCAAGGAGCGCAAGGAGAAGACAGGTCGCAACCCACGAACTGGAGAAGTTATTATCATACCTGCACACAAGGAGGTAAAGTTCAATCAATCACAATCACTCATCGTTAAACAGTAATCATTATGGGATTAATAACAGCAACATTTTTTGAGTGTGGTGTACGCTATGAGCGCACCACCGAAGAAGGCACAACAAAGAAGGTCAATGAACTCTACATCGTAGACGCACTAACATTCACCGAAGCCGAGTCGCGTATCACAGAAGAAATGCAGCCTTTCGTCAGTGGCGATTTCGATGTAATGACACTAAAGCGCACTCGATATTCTGAGTACGACAACAGCGAGGGTGATAAGTACTACAAGGCGAAAATCATGTTCATCACTCTCGACGAGAAGACTGGCAAGGAGAAGCGCACAGCCGTTTACTGGCTTGTTCCTGCCAACGACATTGGTGAAGCTCGCAAGAAGGTTGTTGACGCATTTGCAAACACAGCTCTTGACTACGAGATTGCCACGCTCGACGAGACAAAGTATTTTGATGTGTTCTTGCACGACACTAATCATTCAGCCGAAAAGACGGACTAATGGGAATGTCGCTCGAACAGATGCGAGAGCTTGCCAATAGTGGCGTGAAGCAGCGACGCAAACAACATGATGAGGAACATCAGATACAAGTTGCTTGCGTCCGCTGGTTCCGCCTTCAGTACTCTAAACTTAGCCTCAACCTATTTGCCGTACCAAATGGTGGGCGGAGAGACAAGGTTACGGCTGGCAAACTCAAAGCTGAAGGGGTGGTAGCTGGTGTCGCTGACTTACTTTTGCTCGTGCCATCGGGATGCTTCCACGGTCTTGCAATAGAAATGAAGACTCGCATCGGTCGGCAACGTGACTCGCAAAAGGAATGGCAGGAGTACATTCAGAAGCAAGGCTACAAATACGTTGTCTGCCGTTCGCTCGACGACTTTATGAGTGAAGTGAAACACTACCTCACAACTTGTAAATAACATTACTAACACCATCAATAAGTTTCTTATGAACTATTTCTCCCATGACAGCAATGCTCGTAACGACGAGCGCATCATCCGACTTCGCATGAAATACGGAGCTGCTGGGTATGGTGTATTCTTCATGGTGCTGGAGCGGATGCGTGACGCTACGGGATACATGTGTGCCACCGACTATAATGCTATATCCTACGACCTGCGTGTTGATGCTGAACTTATCCGTGCCGTCGTCGAAGACTTTGAGCTGTTCAAGTTCACCGACGATCACGCTTTCTTCTATTCGTCGTCTATGCTTAGACGCATGAAGCAGAAGGACGAGGTGAGCCGCAAAAGGTCTGAGGCTGGCAAACGTGGTGGAAGATCAAGAAAACCAAAGGTGATACCGTCCGCTCCAGAGTCCGACAAGCCTGCCAAGAACTCTTCACCTCCTGCTGACACCCAAGCCGACATCAAAGCTCTCATTGGGGAATATGAGCAGGAGTGTATGTGCATGAAGTTCCACATCAACCAGGCTGAACTCTCTAAACGTTACGCTCAGTTCATTCTCGACTGCCAATGTAGGCAGACAGAGCATAATGACCGACGAGACGCTATTAATCATTTTAATGACTGGCTGAGAATTGTACTCGAAGCCGAAACAAGAAAAGCAAATGAACAATCAGAAAGAACAAGTCAAGCGAATAAACGTAGAGGCGTTCAAGCAACAACTTCTCAACCGCAAGACTACAGCGGAGCGTTTTAGATTGCCGTGGCAATATGAAGCGTCAGTCGATGCTATCACAGCAGCTTACAAGGCTAATGTGGAGTTCAGACACCGCATTTATCAAGACAACATTGCCACACAAGAGCATATCAAGGCTGCGGCACGGTGGCTCACTGCCGAGTGTCCTAAGTTCGGTATGCTTCTTTGTGGGCAGTGTGGCAATGGCAAGACTACATTGTCACATGCCATTCGTGACCTCGTATCGTGGATTTACAGACACGATTACAGCAACGATGGCTTATACATCAAGCAGGTGGATGCAAGGGAGATATGCGACGCTGCAAAGAACGATTACAAGACGTACAAAGGTCTTTGCTCACAGCTCATGCTCTCCATCGACGATTTGGGCGTGGAGCCATCGGAAGTGCTCGACTATGGCAACGTGCTAAGCCCTGTCATCGAACTGTTGAGTCGTCGCTATAACGCACAGCTCTTCACTATTGTCACCACCAACCTAACACCGAAACAAATTCGAGAACACTATGGCGAACGCATCGCTGACCGTTTCAACGAAATGTTTGAACGTATCGTGTTCGAGAACTCAACATACAGAACATTATAAACCATTCAATTATAAACAACATGAAAAAAACAAAAACAATTAAGATTGAAGTGCCTGCTGACAAGAAGGCAGAGTGGCAGGAAGTAGGCGGCAAGACCGTCCTCGTAATGGTTGACGAGAAGGACAACCGACCAGTAACCGAGCGCATAAAGACTTTCGAGGATGCCTGCAACGAACTGGGTGAAGACCATCCTATGGTGTCTGTCTACGATGCTTTGGTCACCAGAGCTAACGGTGAGCAGTCGCTTGCAGAATGGATGGGCAAGGACGTTGTAGCTTTCCTAAAGCTGCGCATCATTACTGAAGCTCTCAATGAGGGCTGGCACCCGAAGTTTACTGAAGACGAATATCGCTACTATCCCTGGTTCTACATCTACACTAAGGAAGAGTACGACAACTTCTCTGAGGAGGTAAAGCGTCAATTTGTCGGGCGTGCGCGCGGCTTTGAGCTTGCGATTGGCGGTCTTGTCTGTGCGAGCGCGTATGCCGCCGCGTCGTATTCGTATCCGATTGTCGATGTGCGTCTTGCCTTTTCAAACAGAGACTTGGCAGAGTATGCAGGCAAGCAGTTCATTGACATTTGGGCTGATTTCGTCTTCGACATCAGCAACAACGAAAATAAAAAGGAAAACAAAGGAGGAGTAAACAATGGCAACAATATATAAAGACGTTGAAGTAGAAGTACGGATTGACACGGATGAGATATGGGAAGAAGTGCTTGATGAAATGTCTACTAAAGATATAGAGGACTATCTAAAGGAGCGACGCAAAAAAGAAATACCCACTATCACAATGGACGAAGTAGAGAGTGCATTGCTTAACATAGCTCAGTTAAGGCTTTCTCGTAATCTGTTGTGCTGCAAAGACCGTGTCAAGGATGTTATTAACGAAATAATGAACGAGTTATGGTGGTGGTAAATATTCCTTCTCATAACAAACAATAAATAAAGCAACTCATAAAGTCAAATTCTCTATTTTTGCAAACGACACCATGCACAGTATTCTGAACATAACTCGTCGCCCAGATGTAACGTTCTATCCAAATGGGCGTATCGACATCACCTCACGAATTGCAAAGGTGCTCAATCTATGCGAGGGCGATGTCATTGACATTGCCGTTAATGGATGCGAGTATCAGCTATATGTAAAACATAAGGCTAACTCCTACGTCGGCTCACACGAAGCAACTGTAAGACCTTCCAAAACTGGAAGTCGTAATTTCAGATGCTATTCCAAACGTCTCACGCATGTTATGATGCGGACACAAGGCTACGGCTTTAATGACGTGCTTCGGGTGCCTGCTGGCGAGTGTATGACGTTCAACAACTACGGCTGCATGGTGTCGCTTATTACGAAAATCAATCTTTAAAAATAAGTAACGTATGATAAAGGAAATAAAGTATGGAGGCTACACGGTCTCACCTTCCGACTACGACTCGCCAGATGGCGACCTCGCTTTGTCTTTCAATCTCGTTCCAAAGAATGGGGAGTTGCATGGCATGCACACTCCCTCCACTATTGGCTCCCTACAAGAGGGTGAGGAGTTGATTTTCATACACACGGTTAATGACAACACTAAGTTCCTCATCATCAAGAAGGATAAATCACTATACTACGGTAAGTTGGGCAATGCTTCTCGCACTCTCATCAAGACGTATGATGTGGACACTATCAAGTGTACTGCCACTGGCAATGTGTTATGCGTCTATGGAGCCGATTCCTTAGACCATTTTGTCTATATGCGTGGCAAGTACCGTCCTTTCAGTACTGCCGACTATGCAGTTACTCTGCAGTTCGGTCTCGACTCTTTAATACGCACTAAATCGCAAGTGATTAACAGCGTGCTCAAAGACTCTAACGGTTCATCCGTGGCTACATGGGAGAATGTTGTATCGCAAGCCTATGAGGTAGGAGGAGGTGTATCGGTAGCGTGTAATCTTTCCAAAGGTGTTGTTTACAGAATAAAAGTTGTAAAAAAGACGGCTACATCTACAATGTATTTCAATGTAACACTCTATGATGCCGATGGTAAATGGTATGCACTGGATGCAGGTATAGTCGGAAGTGATTTTGAATTCACCCCAACAATGGACGTTGTGCGAATTTACGTTTCATTTCGTGCTAACTCCCAGGATGGTTCAATCTGGAACGGAACACATGCAGGTACGATCATGGTTGACAAGCAGGTGAATGTTATACAGCCAAGTGGCACATATCTCTACAACGCCATCAAGAGTGCCAATGATGCGTTGCTTGGTCTTGCAAACACATTGCTTGCCAACTGTCGAGACAGTAACAGATTTGCGCTGCCGTTCTTTGTCCGTTATGGTTTCAGAATGATTACTGGTGACATTATTACGGTGTCACCGCCTATACTCATGGAACCTAACACGGAGGTTACGCCTGTTATCGAGTTGAGCGAGTTGAAGAAAGTCAACAGCGAGAGCATCTATTACAATGCGCTCGTCACGGCAAAGGCATACAGTTCCAAACTTATGTATCGTGTCAAGGATAAGGAGAAGCTGCAAAACCTCCTCGACATGGAAGACCTTGTAGACACTCTTGTTATTGCTGTGTCTGACCCTATCTATCTGTACAAGGAGGGTGCATCGCTCGAAGAGTGTAGTCAGAATATCTACGTTACTGAAACAGCTCCTGCAAACAAGACATACTCGCTCAGTGGCATCAAGACCATTGCAAGCACAGCTACAAGTTATCTCACGCTTCCTCACTTTGATAGCTATGAGGAGAAGGTGTCGGGTGTGTCTGCCTTCAAAATCGTCAAGGAGATTAAGAAGGATGAAATATCCATGAATGACAACTTTGTGGATGTGCCTTTGGATGCAGAGGTGCTTAAAGGCTTGTCGGGTAATACATCACTTCTGGCTGACAATACAGAAAACCTTGCCACATACAACGCTAAATATGCCATGTCTTACAACCAGCGTGAGCATTGGGTGGGTGTCATTGAGAGTGAGTTTGTCGGCTTCGACCTCGATGCCATGTGTGGTTTCGTGCAGACGCAAGAGCATGACGCAAACTACAAGGTGGGCATTGAGCAGCGTGAAAGCGAAGCTCTGCAATACGCTGTAAGAGGTAAAAACATTCAGTCCTCGGCTAACAGACGTTGGTTCTTCTATACCAATTCTAAAGCCGTTGAAACTACTATTTACGAGAATGGCAAACAATACAAATACGAATTGCAGGCGCATCCCTTCCTCAAAGGTTCTTACAGATTTGGAGACCCAGTGGCAACTGGCGACGACACCGACAATGGATTGTCGCTTCCTCGCTCTGTTATTTCTACCAACAAGGACAACATGGTGTTCGTGTCTGTGCAGGGCAATCCCATTATGATAGAGCAACGTGTGCGTGTCGGTGACGGCATATTGTATGCTGCTGCTTCTAATACTCGTCCTATCACTCGCAACCAGTTCGGACAATCGCCTCTTTACGTCTTCTCTTCTGATGGTATCTGGGCAATGGAGGTGGCTACTGACGGTAGCTATTCGGTTCGTCAGTCGGTGTCTCGTGATGTCTGCAACAACATCAAGAGCATTACACCAATAGACAGTGCCGTGCTCTTCACTACAGAACGTGGCATTATGATGCTTTCGGGCACCGATACTCAGTGCATATCTGAGCCTATCAACACGAACACTCCATTCAACATCTTGTCACTCGGTAATACGTTAAGAACATACCTCGCTGACAATGATTATAAGATGTTAGACATTGTGCCGTTTACGACGTTCATTCGCAACTGCCAAATCATTTACGATTATGTAGACCAGTTGCTGATAGTCTTCAGCGAAAACTGCGGATATGCTTATGTCTATTCTATTGAGGAGAAAAAGTGGAGCCTCATCGAGTCGAAGCTGCTCTACGCTGTCAACTCTTACCCCGAAGCATGGGCGGTTGAGAAGGATAAGGAGACATTGAGCATCGTCAACTTCTCTGACGTGGCTATTGACAACACTACAGTAAAGGGGATGCTGGTCTCTCGTCCGCTCAAACTCGAAGCTCCAGACATTTTGAAGACTATCGACACGGTGATCCAAAGAGGTATGTTCAGAAGAGGACACATCAAGTCTATATTGTTTGGCTCTCGGGATTTGTTCAACTGGCAGTTGGTCTATTCGTCCACCGACCATTACTTGCGTGGCTTCCGTGGCTCGCCTTACAAGTATTTCCGCATAGTTCTGCTATGCGACATCTTACCCGATGAGTCGTTGTATGGTGCTTCCATACAGTTCCAGCTTCGTCTCGTCAATCAACCACGATAACATACAAAAGAGAGCAACCGTAATGGCTGCTCTCTTTTTGTAGTAGTTCGTTAGAATGGGGTCTGTGTTCTTCTTACTCTCTTGGTTCTGAAGTTCACGGCTTCCTTCATCGATTCAAGCATTTCTTGCTCTTTCTCTTTCCACTTCGGTGCCGATGGGGGATTGGTTATGCTCATCCAGTCTGCCAATACACGACACACCATGTACTCATGTATGTATCTCACAAGCAAGGTTACCGTGGTCTTGCTGTAAGCGTCGGGTACAAGCAACTGTATCTCGTAGTCCTGCGACTTGGTTTCCTCGGGTTTCTCGTTGGTAAACACCTCGTCGCTTCCTTCGTCGGCTGGTGGTTCCTCGTCGTAGACCACTGTGGGCATGTTGTCCATTTCTGTCACTTGCTCCACATCTTGTTTAGTGTATGGGAAAAGAGCTTCTACACTCTCTGCATAGGCAAGGTCAAGCACTTTTGTCACCCTGTCAATATTGCCTGTCTCGCCAATATCCTGCACTTGGTGACGGTCATGTTCCGTGTTCACCTGCATAACATCGCCCTCAACGTAGGCATAGTTCTTGATGTCATACAGCAGCTCACTACGTTTGAAGAGCAGCTTCACGGTCTTGGTGCGTGCCGTCAGTCCTGTGCTGTTGTAACGGTTCTCGTCCATGCCTTACGCCACGGTTGTGCGTGTCGGACGACTGCGCTTGTTGGCGGCTTCACGCAACTGCTCAAGGTTGGCGGCAGCAAGGGTGATGTAGTCGCCTGCGTCGTTCTTGTTCGTGATGGTGAACCAGTCGCCTATGGCACTGTTCACAAGATACTGATGCAATGCCGAGCTGATTGTGTCGTTACCTGCACTGTTGTAGTTCGGGGGCATGTTCAGAGATATAGTGAGGTTGCTGGTGGCACTCAGCAGCTTGTCGTTGGCACTGGTGCCAGTTTCGTTGATGAACTCGCTTAGCTTGGTCTTCAAGTTAGCGAAGGCATTGCCGATGGAGCGCAATATCTGGTTTGCGTTCTCGTCGTCATCATTGGCTTGCATGTTTGCCACCTCCTCATGGTTCGTGCCGTTGGTACGGCTTCTGCCTGTAAGATAGGTCTTGTTCTGCACGTCGTAGATAAGCTCCGACATATACAGAGTGATTGCAATAGTTTTCTTTGCCATTTCTATATTGTGTTATTGGTTATACTCTCATTCAGAACAGACGGTAGCCGAAGGTTACGCCCAACGTCGGCTGTACCTCGCCTTTCACATTCACGCCTGCTCCAACACCTACTACGCATCCCCATCGTCGTCGCTTCTTCTCTATGTATAGAGTCTTTGTCACGATGTCGGTGCGTCTAAATATGTTGATGCTGTCAAGGTGTGGCTCATAACCGCTTACCCATGCCGTGTATTCGTCACCTTCATACTTCTTCTGCACAATCGGGATTATCACTGCTGCGCTGTCATTAGGAGGCTGGAACACTTTGTCGGGTGATGGGTCGTTCACAACAAGTTCCTGATGATGCTCGTCGGCACTGCCTTCTCGCTTCTCCTTTGCAGTCGGCAACCAACGCACAATGTAATCCGTTGTTGCGCTGTCATTCGCCACTGGGGATGCAATATACACTGTGTCCCATTTGGTGATGGTGGTCTGCTTCTCTTCCGTCACATTGCCTACGGCATGGTCTAAGACATATGCTCCTACAACGTAACCTAAGACAAAGCCGAAGAGCACCACTATCAACATTACAAAGAAGTCATCTAACTTTTTCTTTTCCATAATGCTTCGTGTTTATTGTTCGATGAAGTTTAAGATGCCGTCTCGGTGAAGGGCAACAATACTTTGCTTGCCTTTCTCGCTGAGGAGGAATGACACGTCACGTTTGTTGTCCATGAAAAGGTTTTCTGTCAGAACAGCTGCACATGCGGTATGCTTCAGCACAAAGAAGTCTGCCTCCATATCCTTGTCGCCATCGCTCTTGTCGGTACGGATAGGGGTCTGCTTGCTGCTATACGAGCCGTCCTTCTTGCCTTCCTCCATGATTTCGGCATAGCCACTCAGATGCTTCTCGGCTGCTTCGTACAGACGTTCTGCAAGATTGTCGCTAACGGTCGTACCCTTACTGGTGTAGGCACACCAACCGCCTGCAAGCATCCACTTGCCTTCTCCGCCTGCTGCATTGACGTGTATCGAAACGTACAGACACTTGTCTTTGCCATACTTCTTGCAGAGATTGTTCACATAGCTGCAGCGTAGACGCAACTCCTGCTGTTGGGGAAGGGGCACAACGTCCTCGGGCATGTCTACATACACTACACAACCTCTGGCTTCCAAAGCGGTGCGCAGTCGGTTCACTATCTCTCGACTGTAACGATACTCTTCCAGCGAATTGTCGGGGCTACGTTTGCCACTAACATTCTTACCGTGTGCTGTTCCTAAGATTACTACTTTCATGATTTTTGTAATTTATGGTTTGAATAAAATTTTATGCAGTAGGGGTGTGGTTATGTCGGCACTACACGAGTGGGCTTCTTGCGGTAGTATATCTTCCGCATAACATCGTCTATGGCTCCAACAGCATCTGTGCCGTAGCTCTCGCTCTCACTTTTGTTCGTGAACTTGTACCACTTCGACACTATCATTGCAACGAAGTAGGAGAACAGGGAGGTGCCGATGCTGCCGTTCAACGACTCGTCATAGCTGTTGCTCAACTCCAGCTTTACAACGTAGTTCTTGTCAAGTTCCACGCCATGACTCACGGGCTGGTCGCTTACAGACACCAAGAAGGGTTTGAACTGCTCCGTCGCTCCGTTGCAAGCCTCAACCCAAAAGCGTTCAAGCATCATGCGGTCGTCGTCAGTAGTGAAGATGCGGTCGTAGGCTGTTGCGTCGCCTTGCATCTTCTGACCTGTGTACGAGGTGGTCTTTGCCACCTCGTCATACACGTTTGCTTTGTTTACTGTCAGTTCTATTGTCTTCATAATGCAAATTTAATGGTTGTCACACGCTCTTTACTTTTATTTATTTCTTCGATAGGTATTCGGCAACGGCTTCTGCTATCTCCTTCGGGTCGCTTCGGTGCGCTGCTATGGCTTTGGCAAGTGCGCCTACTTCCTTCATTTCCCTGCTCTCCTTTGCGTCCGCTGGCTCCATGATGCTCTTTATCTCAATGGTAGCAACAAAGAGCACGGCTATCAGCGTGAACAAGGGGAACGTGTACAGAGTCCAGGAGTTGAAGATATGCAGGAACACGAAGCCTGCTATCTGAACGGCATCCAGTACCATCATGGCAAGGATGGCGTTGTAGTATCTCGATAGCTTCTGTATCGTGCGTTGCATCTTGTCGCTCCGTATGCGGTCGCCTCGCGTGTGCGCCTTTCTGATACCTGCCCAAAAATCAAGGGCGATAAAGAAGAGTGGTGTGATAAGCAGTCCCACCATAAGGAACATCACCACTATCAACTGTTCTGAAATTGTGTAGCTCATAGGTTTAACGTATTAATAGTTTTGTAACACTACCGAGGGCTGCACCTAATACGGTAAGTCCCCAGTCTATCCAGTCCCATTCTCCTCCCCAGCTCTTGTCCTTAAACTCCAGCGACGAGGCTGCAATAACACCTGCATATATGCCGCAGTATGCGCTGTCCGAACACACTCCGATAGCATAGCCGCCTGCAAGGTGTCTTAAACGGTTGCTCTGTTTGAGCCATGCAAAAATCTTTTTCATAAATAATAGGTTTGGGTTTAACAATCTTCTAACAGTTTCTCGTAGTCTACGCTGTCTTTCTCTTGCCAGCCTGCTTCTATGCACGCATTGACGTGACACACCATGCCTTGATAGAAAGCGTCGAGTTCTTCCTCGGTGTTCAAGCTGATCACCGTTGATGAGATCTCTCCTTCAGCAATGTTGTCGTACACTCGTATCTTGACTGGAAGGTTCTTGCTGATATAAGCGTTTGCATAGTTACGCTGATTGGCATCACTAAGCCACACTTGTTTACCTGCCCACTCGTAGCCACTGACAATCTTTGCGTCGGTCAGTCCGTTCACATGAGCTTCTATCACTTCACGCAGTTCACTTACACTTGGCTTGTGGTCAAACCTCGCACGGTAGTTGTAGCCGTTACCATTCTCCTCACCATAACCGAAGAAGAGAATGTAGCTTCTTGACGACACTCTCACTACTCCGTCCTGCCGTTCTTTCGCTCCAAAAATCTTTTCCATTGCCTTTCGTTTTTATGGGTTACTAATTGAAGGTGTAGCGCACGCCCTTGCCGAAACTCTCCATGCCTATGGTGGTACCAAAAGGCAACAACTTTCGTTCTTTAGCTGCACGAAGAAATTGCAACTGACGTTTTTCCGATGTGAAATACTTGGCTTTCGTGCCATTGTCAAACTGGAATTGTACCAGTGTGCGGTTTCCGTTCTCTGTGGGTACATCTTCCTCAAAGTCAAGTATGACGATGTGAAGGTTTACCAGAGTGCCAAGTTTTACTCGCTCGCCAACAAATTGCTTTTTGCCGTCTTCGGGTTGATACACCAAACCGAGGTTCTTAAACTCTTCCATGTCAATCTTCTTATTAAGTATCGTCTTCATCAAGTGGCGACAGTCGCCCCACTTTGCCATGCCGTAGAAACTACCAATGAGCTGCACCCTGCGTTTCCTGCTCTTTACTTCGTGCATCTTCTTCGCAAACTTATGCTTCGTGCGTTTCCTCACGCGAGCACGCTGACCGTCATACACAAAGCCGAGAAAGTCCAGACCTTCCGACAATGGGCGCACAGCCTCATCTGGTTTTATCGTCAGACCTATCTCGCTTGTCTTATCGTGTATCTTGTCGCGTATCTTCCAGAGCATCCGCTTGTCATCATGCAATACTACTATGTCGTCGCAGTAACGGTAATAGTAGCGCACATGGTATTTCTCCTTCAACATGTGGTCGAGTGCCGACAGAAGGATATTGCCGTAGCACTGGCTGCTCCTAAGTCCTATTGACAGACCATGATCCATAAGCTCGATGAAGTTGTCAAGCATTGGCAGCAGAATTGGGTCTTTGATATGACGACGTATCTCTGCCTTCATCGTCTCTTGGTCTATGCTCTCATAGAACTTCTTGATGTCGCACTTGTAGTAGTAGCAGGTGTTCTCCTTGTCTCGCTGTATGTCGCTCCTCACCTTTCTAAAGAGCTTGTGCATACCGCGTCCCTTGATGCTTGCAGCACTCGTAGGGATAACAGTAGGATAAACGCGCGACTCTACTACGCGCATGATTGCGTTGCAACCGATACGTTCCACTACAGGAGGTGACTGAACTTTCCGTTTCTTCGGTCCGTCCTCCACCTCAAACTCCTCGAACCGCGTAATCCTAAAGCTGCCGTCGCCGATGCACTTTGCCAGTTTCTTGATGATGTCTTCCTTCTGGCTAATGTAGTATTCCTTCGACCATTTTGGAAGGTCGCAGGTAACCTCGTCAAACGACGCTTCAAGATTATCGCGCTCGATGATTTCCTGTATAAGGTAGCCGTATCTTTTCATTGGCTCTGTTATTTTCTTCTCGTTCCGTGGTCGTTAAGACTTTCAATGCCGAAGCCCTACTCACCTATAATAGACCACACCCTTGTCATGTTTCCGCTTTCCAGCCTTGCGGCTGCTGTTGCCGAGGCTCAGTCCTCTCACCGTCTGCTTTGCCCATACATGAGCGGTGCAGTAGCAGTGATTTTTTCAGCTCCCAGAAGGTACGAGAGCGTTAGGGATAGTTGGCAAGACGCGCACCGTTATTCGTATTCGAGTTCGACGAGGCGTTATTCGCGTTCGCATAGACGAGACCGCCATTCGCATTCGCATTGTTGTTCGCACGCCCGACACAGCGACGTCTGAGGACTTCCACCTTTTCGTTTCACGCGCACGGCTCAGTTTTCGCTTCTCGCTTCCGCTTACCGTGTTGACGATACATTGATTATTGTTTTATTTGTTATTTAATGTTTTTTTTGTTACTGTTCCCTGCGCTTTTCCGCAGGTCTTAATTGACACCGTGCCGTCAGCGTCAGCTGGCGGTGTTAGCATTTAGGGCGGTCGCGTCTGCTTCGCAGCCGCCCTAATATTACTTTGTTTATTCGTCATATTCTTCCAAGTTTGCTTCAATTTGTTTGTCAATCTCAGCGTCGTTGGTCAAAGCTCCAGAGAAGGCAAGACGCGCACCGTTACCCGCACTCGAGTTCGACGAGGCGACATTCGCGTTCGCATAGACGAGACCGCCATACGCACCCGCACCGCCGTACGCACGCCCGACACAGCGACCAGAACTTGCGGTGTACCATGTACCAGCGCAGAAGGACATTACATATTTGCTTGTATCGGTTGATACGCTGCTTGCTATGTAGTCGCAGAACCTGCCCATCTTCAGACGCGCAATGTTGTTGCCATTGACTGTAGGATACTTCACCGTGCGCTCCGTATCTGTACGAGGGTCATAGATGTGTGCAATGCCGTTCACCGTGCCTGTCTGAGGACGCTTGTTTGCCTTCCACTCCTTGAACGTACTGATGTTTACACCGATGAAGTCCATGATCTCCCAGTTACATGCAATCGCGCCTTCTACGTTCCACACCTTGTTAGTACCACTGTGCTGTCCGTATATGGTGTCCTTGCCAATCTTGTTCTTGTCGCCTGTGGTGTACTGCGGACCTGTACCAAAGCCGTAAACACTCTGGTCGTCGCGGTTGCCACACCAGCACAATGAAAGGATAGCAAGTATCTTCGATTGGTCGTAGCTGATAGAGTGATAACCCTTTCCTCTTACGCGGCAGAGGTTCAGCATGTCTTGGTATGTATAGTTCATAGCACCAACAGGAACAGTTGAAGGGTTGCCCTCGCGGTCGTATGTCCATTCGTTGCTCGTTGTCTGCGTATTTGTACCTGTGCGTGTCTTCTTGCCAGAGATACTACGCGCTCTGGTAAGCTCGTCCATGCTCATGCCGTACATGCCGATGAGTTCTGACTTGTGTTCTACCCAGCCTGGCTCTATTGCCTCGATGTCGTCACTATCTACCGCAAAGGCTTCAAGTGTCTGGTCTATGGTGTTGAGACAGGTGAAGAAGAAATACTTGGCTCCTGCTGGCACATTGCGGAAGATGTAGTCGCCGTCGGTAAAGTCAAGTGGTGAATTGGCTGTGCCTGTCACGGCAAGCAATGCCTTTTCAATCACAAGTCCGTCTGCATCCACGAACACACCGCCAAACTGCGCATTGTTTATGCCGTAGTAGCGTACCTGCTTCATGTCGCTTACCTCGATGCGATATACTGACGTGCTCGCAACGGATGGCATCATGTCACTGGTGAGAGCAAAGCCTATGTTCACCGTACCGAGAGAAATGCACACGTTGTTCTTGTAGAGCAATTCCGACAGCTTGCCGCTTATCTTCTTTGTCCATGAAGGCACTGGCTCCTCTGCACCGTAGTTCAGAAGGATATGCTTCTCCTGCACCTTGATGTCGTTGACACCCTTATACCAGAAGTGGCAGAACCTCGCGAAGGTATCATAGCCTGCACCGAGACTGTCTGTGAAGTCGTAGTCGGTGTTGTTATGGTACTTCGTGTTGTCACTCACCTTCAGCAGCTGCATGGTGATCGCAGAACCGTCGCTGTTAGGAACACCCTGCACAGGCACACAATATCTGCGGATAGTCTTGATGTAGCCACTTGGCACATAAGGCTTGCCGTACTTGTAGCCTGTCTTGTTGTCCTCGTTGGTGATGTTCTTTGGGTCGGTCTCCAAGTCGCTCATGGTGTACTGTGAGTAGAGGGCATTGTGAAGGTCAAGCTCTGGGAAGTAGCTCACAAACTTCTTGTACTGATCCTGCTCTATCATGCGTGTCAAGATGTAGCGACCTGTCAGTCCGTCACACTTGTCGCGAAGCTCACTGCCGATACCCTTTGCGCCTGCGTCGATGAGCTGCTGCAAAATGGTTGTGTCACCTCTCACGTTGCCGAGGTCACAGCGTATCTCCTGTATGCCTGCACCGCCTGCTATGCTGTCTTTCAACAGCTGCATAACGTCAATGTTAGGACAGCCGCGAAGCTCGAAGCGTGTAACCGCACTCATGCCTCCTATGTTCAGACCGCCATTAGGATATGTCAGTAACGGTAGGTTCACAAACTGCAATGAGGTCATGGTCGAAGGAAGGTGAAGCACGCTGATAGGAGCACTCTCCGCAGGGGTGAAGGTCTTTAAGCTGCTGCCTTCGGCAAGCACTTCCTTTAGACGAGGGCAGTTCTTTGCACTCAATACGGCTATTTTCGTGTTTCGTATGTCGATACGTTTCAAGAACGGCATCGTTGGCAAGTTCAAGCCTGTCAGAAGTCCAGTGGTGTAGGCTGGGCTGTATGCTTCGCCTCCTACTATCAACTCTTCAAGCAACGTGCAATACTCCAGCGAGAAGCCGTCCGACTTCGGGGTACATTTGGAAATGTCGAGCTTTGCAAGTTTGCTGGCTCCGAAGATGTATATCATCTTACCGCTTTCTTGTGCATCGCTAACACGCATAGTATAGCTCTCGCCTGCAAGCAGGTGGCACGAGTCGGCACACATATCCGCTCTATCCTCACCAAGTCCGAAGAAGCCTTCTTGCGCTGCCGTGATGGTTATCTCTATCTTGCCCATCATACGAGCCTTGAATGGGTTTGTATAAAGGTCGCCTACTTGATACTGTCCGTCACAGTACTCGAAACGCTTGCGCTGATAGTCTGGAAGGTCGTCGAGACGAAGACCATGCAGGGCGTAGAAGTACTGGTCGGATGCTTTGGAGTTCTGAACATACTTGCGCTCACCATCGAATGATGAGATAACCTTTGCCCACTTCTCCAGTCGCTTTGTTACCCAGTAGTAGTAGCAACCGCTTGCGCTGAATGGCTTGATGTTATTGTAGGTTACAGAGCGCATGGCTCCTGCTACTTGACTTAGTGTAACGGTGCTGCTTCCTTCGTCGTCAAGCCAGAAGGCTCCTGCCTTGTAGGTCTGTTGGAACAACACGCTATCCCAGCCTTGATAGAGGTGGCTCGTGCGTGCATCCATATCCCAGGGAATGGTAAGTCCGCAGTCGTTGTCACTGCCGTCTACGCAGTCTCCGTCATACCAATGGTTCAGATACATTCTTACTCGTCCGTCGGTATCCAAGTAGAAAGCTATCATCATGTTCTTGCTTCGTTGGTCTACGGCTGCTTTGTAGTCACTGGCTACGGTGTAGCATAGTGCGCTGAGTACGTTGGCTTCCTTATGCAGTTCCTTCTCCCACTTGGCAAGGCGGTTTGCTGTGCTGCCGCTAACGGTATCACCGTTGATGGTGATGTCTCCGTCGCTCTCGGTGAGGTGATGGTTACACTGCTGGCAGAACGACAACCATTTGTACAGACGGTAAGGCACCTTTTCGCCTGCCTCGTACTTCTCATTCAAGTCGTCGTCGTCGGGATAACGACTCTCGTAGTAGCTCATCCATATTGGTTTGCCGCTGCTCTCGTCCACACGCATCATGTCTTCGACACTGTTCACGCCCTGCATCCAGTTCAGATAGTCGTATTTCAGAAGCTCGTAGCACTCCACTGGGTTCACCACTCTGCCCGTAACACTCCACTTGTTGGTCTGCTTATTGAAGGTCATGGTACCAGTAGTCTCAATCCAACTGCCACCCTTGTACTGCATGTAGTATCCGTCGCTGGTCTTATATACTGTACCCCAGTCAAGTTCCGACACGTTGGTCGCAAGCAGCTCGGCTTTGCTATGCTCGGTCTCCGTCGGCTTATCAACAGCTCCCACTTCTTCCATCCTGCCGCTGCCGTCATTCTCAATGACGTGGTATTTCTCTCCACACCATTCACTAAGCACATAGATTGTGCCTGCAACGAGCTTTGATGTGTCGCTCAACACCTGCTGCTTCAAGTCGGAAAGGCTCTGCTCTTTCGTGGTTACAATCTCCTTGAAGTCGCCGTAGTTCAGACAGGCGGCATTGTAGCCCTTCACCTTCTCAAAGCCAAAGAACTTAGCGTCGCCCTTGTCGGCATTGAAGTTTGCCTTGGCATGGAAGTATGCCTTTGCAGGGTCGCAAGCGTCGGCATGGTTCATCTGGTGGTCGGTACGGAACAGAGCACATGGAATGCTGTCGATGCTCGTCATTATCTTGAAATCGTCCTCAGAGTATATCTGTGCAGGGGTCATGTACTTTTCGCCCATTGCTATCTGGGTGTCGTTCATCAGCTCCATCATGGCTCCGTTATGAGCACCGCAGGAGTCTGAATAGTCCACCTTGATAGTGGTGATGTCGGTGTACTGACCGCCTTCTCTTACTTGGAGCTTGTTCTTCTTTGCCATCGAAGCTGCCAAGTCATACTTAGCAAGTACTTCTTCATTGCCAGGGAACATTGCGGCAATCTCTTCTCTTGTGTACATCATGCGCATACCGCCCTTGTTCTTCTTGTGCTTTGCTTTCTTGTTTTTGATATGACGAAAAGAAGAAGTGGTACCTTGATTCGAGGTCGGGTCAGCTGTGATAATCACGTTCTGCCACGGTCGGTCGGGGAAATAGACATACCAGTCCAAAAGGAATGTGGTCTTCTTGTCTCCGTCAAGACTCTCCAAGTGGTCAGGATAGTTCTCCGCAACGTCGGCTGTGTCGGCATTTTTAGTAAGCACCACGACGCAGAGTCCTGCATCTAAGCACTTCTGCATACTCGGCATGTCTTTTGTCACGCCTTCGGCTTTCTGACTCACGAGCACGTCGTTCTTCTCATACTCGCTGATCATCGCCTCGGTGTCGGTCAAGCCTACGAGGTAGTTGTCAAACGCCTGCTTGAACGTATAATAGGTGTTCCACATCTTCAAGCTGTACAGATAGATGTCGGCATCCGTGCCGTCCCATTCAAGAGCTGCTTCCGATACTGCAAACTGTCCTGCAACGTAAGGCACGGCTCCTGCCTCGTCTCCGTCTTTGAACACCTTTATCATTCCGATACCACCGAAGGGGGCTATGCTGGTCGGCTCCACAACGATGTCGAAACGGTGGACGGCATTAACAGAGTATGGTATGGTGCATGATGTCTTGCCGTCCGTGGTGTCACCATTGGTATATACCACCAGTTTCTCACCAGTTAGCACAAAGCCCATCTTCTCGCCTGCACATTTCATGAGCACTGTATTACGGTCGGCTACGTTCTTCACTTGGGTGGTGAAGGTCAGAGCACTACCGTTGGTCTCGATTGCGCTGTTGGAGTATGGCTTGATGTTACTTGTTGCGGTCACGTCCTCAGCAATACGCAATGCCATGCGTCCTTTGTCTGCATCGGTGCCGTAGTCACTGGTGCCGTAGCTGTCCTTCACAAAGCCGTTGCTCGAATAGTTACTGCCCTTGACAAAGATTTCTACTTCCTTGCCGTCTGACGTGGTGGCGACAATACGCTTGTCGGTGTCGGTGTTGCTTCGGCTCGTCATGTCGATGCCGAACAATGCACCTGCCGTCTCTGATATATCGACGAGACTTCCCTCGACTGTGTTCACGCAATCCTCTGGCTGAACAGAACTTCCACACTTGGCACGCACTTTCAGCTCGTCGCCTTGATTGTAGGTCGTCAGTCGCTTGCTGATGGTGTATGTCTGGTTGCGGTTCATGGCTTTGGAGCCAATGGTCTCCTTAGTGTGCTGCGTAGCGTTCTCCAGTTCTATCTCAACCGTCGGAACTGACAAGTTGCGCTGATAGCAGGCTACATCAATGTCGATGCTTTCAAGAAGTTTCTTCTTGCCGTTGCTGCCGTCACTCCAGCGTGCAAGCACGATAGGGGTGTTGTAGTCGCTCAACGTGTCGTCTTGCTGTATAACCATTACTGAGGTGTGAAGCACGTTGCCTTTTACGCCACTCGACACGTCTTCACCTTGTATGCGTATTGCATAGGCTCCGTGTGATAATCCAGCAGGATTTATAAGCACACCATGCGAATAGGTGTCGCTGACGGTGATACTCTGCAGCAGTTTCCATTCACCATCACGATACATCTCCACTTTAGTGAGAATACCCTTGTCGCTTGAGTTGTTCGGGAACTTGAACATAGGGATATTCTTGGCATTGCCGTTCACTTCAAGAGAGGTGTCCTTAGTGTAGTTAAGGGTCTGAACGCTGACGCACGTCACATCGACTGCTATCAAACTCAAATTCTTTGTGGCTGTGTTACCGCTATCATCGGTTATGACAGCTTGCAAAGGTATCTCACCTGCACTTGTGCCAAGACTGCTAAGGTCGAAGCTGAAAGAGAAGTCTTCGTTGCTTGCGCTCGATGCCTTCTTGGGTTCAAAGGTGGCGACGGTCTTCTTGGTGGTGCGGTTGACGAACGCAACCTTCATGATGCTGTTGTAGTTCTCCATGCTGCCCACCTTAGTCACACTCATAATGGACGCTTCGGCTATGAACGTACCGCCTGCCTTTTCGTACAATGGGTTTTCTTTCCACTGCACGGCAATGATGGTTCCACTACCGCCACCAGTTCCAGTGCCTACGGCAAACTGCTGCTCGTCGCCAATGGTATCACCTGCCGAGTTCACCATTGCAACCTTTATAACGCCTTCGGTTTCTGTGTCTACCTTCAAGTTAGTGGGGATGAGGTTATAGCCGCCACCAGTGGACAGGGCATCCTTACCGCCTTTCTCTAAGGTGTCTTTGGCTGTCAGCTTGCCGCCACCGCCAAAGTCTTTCCATAGACCTACTTCTTTGAAGTCGCTTATCTCGCCCTGGAACTGCTTGGTCTCCATTTCGTTCTCACCAGTCTTGTAGCTTATCACAAGTCCTCGCTTGGCATAGTTCACGCCTGTCTTCTGCTGATAGGCGATAAGCGCATCTACTGCGCTGCCTAATGTATAGGATCCGCCAGTAGGCGTACCGCAAAGCTCGTCTATGACAAGGTAGGTCTCGCTTCCTGCTGCCAGCGAACCAAAGTCCTTCCAGTTGTCAGGGTCAAGCCAGTTCTGCTCGGTAACGGTCTTACCGACGTACTGATACGTCTTCCAGATACCTGCACTTATCTCAAAGCTGATGATAAGACCGCTAACGGCTTTCTCGTCTTTCCATGCTGCATGGATGGCACTCATGCTCTCGTTGTCGCTGTCACACAATACATAGTAACCACTGATTGGCACCTCGGTGGTAGCGTTGAAGATACTTGCTGGAGTGTTCTTTGGGGCAATGGCTACCATGTCGCCATCCTTCCAAATGTAAGGAAGGCTGTTCGTAAGGTCAAGATACAGCTTGTTCTTGTCTGCTTCTATTTGCAACCACGACACTTTGTTATGACCTGCGACTCCATTGTTTTCTCCTCTGAAGAGTTCCTTTGTGTTCGGCGCATACCAATAAGCTCCTTCTATTGCAATTGGAGTTACAACAAGCTGACCACTTTCACTCGAGGAGGTTCTGTTGTTCATCCAATAGTTTACTGGAATTATCTCGTCAAATTCATCGGGGATTATTGCCGAGTCCAACTTGCCGTCGCTGCCTATCTCCGCAACGTCTTTTGCCTGCAACTCTTTTATCTTTTCTGAAAGCTCGTTGAAGCGTTCGGCTGTGATGCCAAGACTTACAAGGTTGGTGCCGTCATATCGGTAGATGTCGCCTGTCAGAGTGTTGTGAAAGATGCTGTACTGGGTCGGGGTTACAAAATCATCCGTGTAGTCATTTTGATTAGTCCAACTATCATAAAATTTTGGGAGCGTCAACTCACCGTCACTTGGCTCTAAGACACAAGCAAGAAACTTCTTATGCACAGTGTCCCACACGATATTGTTCCATTGGGATGTTTCTGCATTTATGATTTCTACATTTGAGACAAAGCCAGCAAATGGGGCAAACTTCAACTTCTTACCAACGGATGTTGCAATAAGAGTTCTCAGACTGCTGTCTATGTTAGCTATCTCGGTTTTTCTGTTTGTATTCTCCTGCTGCAAGGTTGTGACATTACTCTCGATTGTGCTGATCCTGCTCCAGTCGAGACTATCTATACCGCCTGTCTGCCCAGTGTTTTTCCATACGCCTTCTTCGGCACACAGATATACGGTCGCAGGGATGGTGTTGCCAACGGTTGCCCACATGCCCACTTCGGGATTGGGGTACTTAGCTTGAAGGGCTGAAAGACTTTCAAACAAACCACAGTTGGGTTGCTTGACAGCTTTCGCACGCAACACTCCGCCTACTATCAAGTCGTTGTTTACGGAAAGGTCGCCCTCAACGGTCTCCAGCTTGCGAGCCGTAGAACTGGTAACGGTGTTTGCGTTCTCCCATATCTGGTCGTACTTGTTCCAGCGATGCTTAACACTGCCTATGGTAAGGAAATCGCCTTCCTTACCGCCTTCGGGATATTTCGCCCACACAGCGTCAATGGAGCTGAATGAGCCTAAGTTATTGATGTCGTTCATTTCATCAGTTCATTTGCTATGTTAGACATGCTTGCTGCTAAATCGGTTTGCCCTGTGCTCAATGCAACAAGGTATGCCGTGTAATACACAATGGCTCGGTGGAGTTTCTCGCACAAATCTATACCGCCTTTCTCTATGCGTGGAAGGGGTATGTATCGGGCACGTTTCAAAAACACTTTTGAACCGCCAGTGCAGGAATAGAACTCTAACACTTGACCTATTGGTTGGGTCGTTATGGCGACGATGGGTTTCTGAGGACAACCACGGATGCCTGGATAACGGCTTTGCTGCTGCGCATACAAGGGGTCGTCCTCACTAATGGCTACTGTCACGGCTCGGCTCCAGTCGCTCATCTGAAAAGTAACGAGGCGCATGAAGTCGTCGGGCAATGCTATGAAGCCCATGCCATAACCCACACGGCTCTTCCAACCGATACTCTCACCAAACGCCTTGCCTCCGTCCAATAGGTACGAAGGAGCTTGGTTCTCTACGATGCGTGCTGCATCGACTATCTTGCTCTCGATGATTTCCTCCAAAGAAAGTGTGTCGATGTCGCCAGTTGCCAACAACTGGCTACTGGTCATGTTCTGGTCGAGCGCAATGCGTATTTCACGCTTCAACTCACTAACCTCGTATCTCATGTTCGTTTTCTTAGGGATGAATAAAAAGGGACGGCTACTGTTGCAATGCGGCAGGTTTCATGTGCCGTGCTGACAGTTATAACACCGCCCCTCGTTACTATTAACTTCTACTCGATGCCACGGAACACGATGTTGTGCTCTTCTGCAGCACGATACACACTTACATTACTACGAAGGCTGCTTCGGGCAATGCCAAAATTCTCACAGAGATAATCACGAGCATCGTCAAGGTCAGTAACGTCGATGATTGCCTTGCCGTCGGCTGTTACGGTTGCCTCGCTGTCTTCTACTGTTTCTGCTTCCGTATCATCAGTAGACTCCTCATCGTCGGCTGGCTCCGTCTCTTCATCGTTGATGGGGTCACCCATAGACTCGTCAGTATCGGTTTGCTCTACTTTTGGTGTCTTTGATGTGCCGTTAGCATCAAGAGCTGTTCCTGCAATGGCACTCGCTGTTGCTGCCTGCCCACCTAAATGGTTTCCTTCATTGGCGTGCTGACCACGGACAAACTCTTTGAACTTGCCTGTGCCCTCTATCTCTCGAAGGAGGAATATCTTGCCACTCTTGAACTCCTTGCTGTTCTCTATGATTGCCTGCGTCATAGGATTTTGAGTTGTGAACTCGGCAGGTGTCACGCCATAGCCTGTAAGACTGCCTCCGCTGAAATGTACTTTCACCGTAGCCTTACCGCATTCAATGAGTGCAACCCATTCCATGTAGCCACTAACTCCATACGTTTTTCTTTTTGCGTTCATACTTTATTCTATTTTTTGAATGTGCGATACCAACAAAAAAGGGGCGGACGGTGTGACCCATCCGTCCCAGTGTTGTTTAACTTTTCACTGCAATAAGCTCGACTACTCTTCAGTAGCCATAACCTCACCGTGGAACTCGCTCCATGCGCTACCGTCATACTTCCACATCTGACCGTTCTGCGCCTTAGCGTTGATGCCTGGGCAGTCGCAAAGCAGATAATATACGGTGCCTGCAACAAGGTCGCCCTCGGTTGGTGCGGTCTCGGCATCCCACATAACGAAGGCTGTTGCGCCCTCGGTTGCTGCGTCGCCTTCACCGTCAATCCAGATGTGGCAGCTACCCTTCAGTGCAAGAGCATCCCAAACGAGTACACCAGTACGTGTTGCCTCCTCACCGTCTACACGGTCGGTGAAGCTGTGCTCGGTTGTACGCTGATAGTGTACCAGACGATCCTCGCCAATCAATGCACCGCTGTTACTCCAGCCAAGACGGTCAAGGGTAGGCTCACGCTTAATCTCGATGTCACCAAACACGGTGTGGATATTGGTAATCTCCCAACCAAGCTTGTTGGTCTTTACCGTGATGTTTACCTCGGGATGCTTAGAGAAGTCGATGCACTGGATTTCCTCAAGCAGATTCTTGCCTGCAAGGAGAAGGGCGGTCTTAGGAACGTCCTCGCCAGTGAAGAACATCTTGGCAAGAGCGATGAACTTCTCGTATGTCCACTTGCCCTTGTGCTGCAACTCACGCTTGAACTGCCAACGCACGCCCTCGGTGAAGTAGATATACTGCATACCCAACTTCGGAACGTTCACCTTGAACTTGCCCTTGCGACCTGCCCAAAGGGTACGGTTACCACGAACCTTGAAGTTCGCAATAGCTTGCTCGGCAATCAATGCCTTAGTGAATGGGATGCGCTTCTTCTGAGAGTCGAAGTAGTCAGATACAATCTGGTTCATACCTCGCTTCTGGAGATATACTCGACTGGGCTGAGGAACAATGAGGTCGGGGTCTACTTCTTTCTGTGTCTCATAGAGAGCGTTAGAAAGGATGGTACATACGGTGCCTGCTGGGATTTCGGGTATCTTACAATACTCGTCAGTGGACTGTGTCTTTGTACCGTTCACGGCACGCACAATGGGGTTGCCGCTGGCTTGATCGTGACCGACTACGAACAACTGCAGAGGCTTGCCTACGGTCTTTGTCTTACCGTCTTCTGCATAACCGTCTACGCCTTCCACAAGCAAGGTGCCGTATGGGCGTGGAATATTCTGGTCTTCTGCATTAAGCTGAAGGATACCAGTGTTGCCAGTGGTGGCTTCAAGTTTTGCACTTGTGGTTACAGAGCTGCGTGGCTCGTCAATCATAAAGTGGTCTACCTCGGGAGAGTCAATCTTGACTTTCTTTGCTTTGAGCATGAGGTTCATAAGAGGGGTGTCGTCCGAATTGAACTTAAAAAGTTCATCGTCGATGTCTACCTCTACAAAGTTACCGCCATCAATACCGCCTGTTGCTTCGGCTGCACTCGATACGGTTGCAGGTGCGCCACCTGCCTGGGTCTGCAAACCTGCCGTGCCAGTACCTACGGCTACGGTGCCTGTTGCTACGCTTACTTCTTCTGCCATAGTTTTAACAATTTTAATGGATTTGAATTATAATTACTTACTCGCTTTACTACTTGGCTTCCTCTGCAAGACCGAAGATGCCACGGTTTGAACGCTGGGTAGTTGCGACACCTCCCTTGCCGCTGTTGAGGTTAGGAATGCCGTCGCCCTTTTGTCGCTTGCGCAACTTCTCCTCAATCTTGGTGTTCTTGCCTCTCACTTCGCCTTCGTGATTAGCCTCTTCAACAGCCGTGTCGTAGTTCAATGCCTTCATTGCCATACTAATGGTCTCGGCTGTGAACTTGCCCATGACAGCATCACGAGTAATGCCAATGAGAAACTCCATTGCTCCGTCTACCTGCTCGTCGCTGAGTCCGTTCTTCTGCTGATAGTCGGAAATTACCTTCAAGCTCTCTTCGAGGTTCTTCTGGTAGATGCCATCAAGTTCCTTCTCTTTGGCGACACGTTCAACAAACTCTTTGTTGGCGTCGGCAATCTCCTCTTGGCGGTCGGGGTCGTTGATTGCATCGGCAATGTCAGTACCAAACTGGCGGACGAGTTCTACGGCTGGGTCTTTGCCGTCCTTCCAGTTCATGAGGAATTTAGCACTACGAGGGTCGCTGCTGAACATATCACTGAACTTGCCCTCACGCTCCTTGTACCCCGACAACTGCTTGTCGTAATCATCGTAATCATCGTTGATTTGACCGAAGAATACTTCGTCGTCGTCGAAGTCACGGTCGGGGTACTTGCCTTTCATGCGCTCCTTGAGTTGGTCACGCTTGCTTTTAACTTGGCTATTTTCAACCTTTTCCATATTTGCTTTGATTTTTCGATGATTATTGATGCAAAAATAACATGGTTTAGGCGTTCATTACTTTTATTTATTTCAGCACAAAACATTAACTTTGTCTATACTCTTGAACTGTCAAGTAGCTGCAATAACAATCTGAAACAACTTACTTTACCGCATCGGTGGAAACTTAATAATGAAACATAAAGGAAGTAAATTTGAGTATGAAGAGGAACGTGATAAAGACCTCATGCGTGCATATCGTGAACAAATTGCGATATGCGACACTATCGTGCTTTCTGAAATTTTCACTAAGGTGGTACTCATGCCTGCATCAAGATTTTGGGTTAGCGAGGAAAGGGCGTGCATCGTCATTGGAAAGATGATGCGTGGCGACTCGTTGCATAAGATGAGACCTACAACAAGGGAAATGTACCTTGAAATTTACAGAAGGGTTTGCAGCATAAAAAAGGAGCAACCTAACAAACCGCTTTCGGAAATAGTCTTCCAAGTGGTTGGTCAGCCTGCTCCACAATTCTATCTTACGCCAGACTCGGCTCGGGTTATTGTCACTAAGATTAAGCGTCGCTTCTACGAGAAGAACAAGAAACGATTGAGACACATGTTCAACAGCATATAAACGGCAGGAGGTGTTTCCACTTCTGCCGTTTATATTGTTGCTGCACTTATGGCTCGCTTGCGCTTCACTGCCATTCGCTTCACTCTTGGAACAATGGTCGGAACCTCCATTTCGTAGAAACTGATATGCAAACCAATGGCTCGTGTCATTAGCAGGTCGTCATGCTTGCCAGTGATTGCACCAAAGGCTCCGTTCTTTTTCTTCTCGTAGCATAGATACTCGTCAAGACAGCGTGAGTCTCGTTCCACATACAACTGCTCACGGATAACCTTAACAAGCGTACTGATGATTTTCGGCTTTGTAGCAACGTTGGTATGGAAGCCATATTTCTTTGGCTCGCCTTCTTGTATCTCTTCGTCGCTCTGCTTACGGGCATAGAGGTTACTATATACGTCCTTTATTTGGTTGAGAATATAGCCAGACATATCACCGTCCACCTGTCGCTCCTTGTCGTGGGTTTCGAGCGTATTACTCTCTATCACAAGCAAGGCGTTGTCATAGAAGGCTGCTATCTGTGCTGACTTCCACGCCAACATATCCATGTCTATGTGTCCGTACCATTGTGCTACTACTACTGGCTTGCCGCCTTCCATTTGGTTAAGACGGTCAAACACTACGATAACACTCCAGTCGGCTTTCTTACCTCTACCGCCAATATCCACAACAACAAGATAGCGGTCAGTGACTTCTTCTTTATCATCAACGTCTGGCTTTGACCATACCCACAACAAGCCTTGTTTGTCTTCTTTGAAGCGGAGGTTGCAAAGTGCGTCCTCGCCTTCGTCGCCATCGGCATACACGTCGCCAACATACTTTGGTGCCTTGCAGCACTTCTTGAACTTCTCAACATTGTATTTGTCGAACACTCTTGCTCCACTATGAACAAAGGCTTCAACATCATCACTGGGGTACTCGCTCGCCATGTCGCCATGATCTGTGTACTTGCTACGCTCCAATATGTACCAGTTGATTGCTTCGAGTGTTGCACCCTGCTCCCACAACCACCATAGGTATTTGCCGCTTTCCTCACGGTCACTGGCTGCATTGGCATTGTTGCGGTTCTCCCATAACTTGGTGGCAAAAGCATTGATGTCGTCAATGGGAGCCGAATACTGCTCAATCTCAAACCAGGAAATAAACAGTGCCTCAAACTGTGATTTGTTGTTTTTGGCTGCATCATACTCTCGTTGGAAAAAGTTGCCAGTACCGTTAGCTGTCGATTCGTACACAATCATTGTGTAGGGCTTCAGCAAAACACCAGAGCAAGCGGAACGCACAATCTGCTCGGGGGTCTTACCGTCTGTCGTTACCCATAGACCAACCTCGGTACAATGCACAAGGT